GTTTGAGATGCCTCACTAAGTAATTGTTTTCTTGATGATAGTTTCATATTGTTTACCTAATTCATTTTCAAATTTAGTCTTCTAACCAATCAGCATATTTTGCAAATATACGTTTCCAACTTCTATTCAAAGCAGGTTTACTTGATAAGGTGGATTTTACAACAGCTATTGTAAAATTTTTCTTTACCACCGACGACCAAGTTTTTTGTCTTACCAAAAGAAGTGGTGCAACTTCTGGATATTCTTGTTGTAATAACTTGAATATAGAATTTTCGATAGCCCATTGTGAAAGATCTCCGCCATCGGCTCGTGTATAAAGGAATACAATATCTTTACCACCCTGTCTTACTCTTGGAATACCATTGAGGTCAGTTGGTTTTTTCAAAAACATATCTGGAAATCGGTTATAACGTTCTTTGATATATGCATTATACATATCAAAAATCTTCTTTAGATTTGCAGTATCAGTTATGAAAATTGATTCCAAGAAATCCGCAATATGTTGAGCCGTGATTTGTTTTCCTTCTAATGACTTTTCGCCGGCTGAAATAGAAGAAGCATTTGAAGAGAATTCTTGAAGTTGTTTCTTTACAAGTTTAGCCAACACCATTAGTTTGTTTGCATATTGAACATTCTTTTCACAGTCAATCAATGCTTGTTTCAATTCATCTTCAGATAGGTTTGTAGGACGAGAATCCATTATTCTATCCCAATCCTTTGAAATATTGAACGAACTAAAATTACCCAAATTACTAAGTCTCCAACGAGTTATTTTATCAATAATTGAAAAGTCCACTGCTTCATTCAAAGATTTTTTCTTCTTTGAGTCACGCAGAGACTCCAACATCGTTGATGCTTCTTTGAGTAATTGTTTTCTTGATGATAACTTCATTCTACACCCCGTTTATATTAGTCCCACCAAACACGGAATGTGCCGTCTGACTCTTTTGATATTTCGTCTGCCTTTAGAGCTGACTTACTTGGCTTTGTTCCCTTGACATAAATACAAGGACTATACTCTCTAGCAAATTGAATTTGAGCATCATCTGGAAGCTTTGCGAGAACTTCTGCATTGAACTCATTATATCCTTCTGGCATACCAGCTTTTACAAGTTTGACTGCATCTGCCTTCTTGACAAAGTTTGTTTCTCTCCAGAACATTTGTGAACCACCATAAGCAGACTTCAACTTCTTTGGGTCATTACCAATACCGATTGGCTTTGGTGCCGGCATACCCATGTAATCCCACTTCGTTGGTTTTCTACCTGCTGCATATGCGGCATTTATAAATTTTGATGCTCTCTTCCAAGAATCTTCTGATGGTGCCTCATTCATTTGTTGGACACCTTCTGATAGAAGTCCTGCTAATTTTTTCATTCTAATTGAATCCATCGTATACTCCAAAAAAAAAAAATAGTATGGTTATATCCTATAAATATGGTTCAGGTTTTGTTTTCTTACGGGAAAGTAAGAAATAAAATCCAAAAAATAACAGCGCAACCCCATAGAAGATAACGTCTGTAATGAAGTAACTTCCTGTAAGTTTTGTAGTGAAAGCAAAGGCCGCATCGAATCCAAGAGGATTGAAGAATGTTCCTAAAACCAAACAAGTTTTTGCGAGGTTGTCTCGTAGTTTTTGTCTTTTTACTATTGCCATCCGAACTTCCCATGTATTTACCTTGTTGTGGGCAATCTGTTATTTACAACTATAAATATGAGACAACTGGTAACTTCGTCCAACCATCCATTTGAGTAATGTCCATCGTTATCCCCCAATAACGAACGAAACAATGTTCAGCTATAACAATGACTTCTGAAATGAGTACCTCATCTCCACGTCTAAAAATAATCTTCTTACCCTTCAGATGTTTCGGTTGAACTATCTTCGGGTCTACCTCGTTCTCTAATCGCAACATTCTTATTTCCCCTCTCGTGTTTAGGTTCAAAAACACAGTGTTTGCAACCACTGCCACAACAAAAACCACGGCGAAGGTGATACGATTCTGTAAACACCTTCTTACCGTGGTCATTTATGTAATAATCTTCCTCTTTCATTTGCTTTACTTGGATTCTTTGCCTTCAGACACAGATGCCTTGTTGTAAGGTGTAATCAACTTCTTGATTGCACCCAACGCCTTACGAGCGTCTCCTGCACCTTTCTTGAACTTTGAATTGTGTCCGACGGTAAACTCATTGAACAGATTTGTAATTTGTTCGTATAGTTCTTGCTTTGTCATAACGTTCTCCTGTTTGTATAATAGTCGGGATTAGTTCCCTGTTAGATAAATAGGTTATGATTGTATTTCATGTTCCCATTTGAAAAAATTTCCTTCGATTCCGTTTTTGTATTGTTTACCATAAAGATGTAGTCTGAATCCACTAGGGTCTATGTTGAATATTTTCCCCCATTCTGTTGCGGTTTTTCTTTGTCCAATATATTCACCAATAATACATATGGCATACCCTTTGAATTTTGGATTTTTTTCCCCCACACATACACCACGTTCTTTACGAGTTTGATTCGCCTTTTCAATACTTTCTCGTGATACTTTTTTGCCTTTGTGCTTCTCGCCTATTTTTCTTTTAGTGTCTTCCGTGTGTTTCCGACCAAATGCAGCATGGTTTTTACCCGTTTTACCAAACCAATAATTATTTTCACCAGACTTTTTTCCAATGTTATTTTCTGATATTTTTCTACGAGTTTCCGGTGAATGTTGTTTTCCCCACATGACATTACCTTCACCACTTCTGGATTCACTCATTTTTTTTCTACTCATTTCACTATGATTTCTTCCAGAAAATAGCGCACCACCAGTTGAAAAATTATTTGCATTGTAGAATATTGGATCATTACCAGCATCATAATAATTTAACCAATATTCTTCTCTTTCTATCAATTCTTCTTTGGATGAACACGATTCAATTATTTTCTTCTCGAAATTATGTTTACCATATTTTCTGATTGCTCGCTTCAAGAAAAGTCCAGATCCAAGATATTTTGGATTATTTTTACTATCTCTACCAATATACTTCTTACCATTGATGAGATTCGTAGTCATATAAATAACCATAACCATTTGTCCTTATTTTATTTCACAAGCACCACCTGCACAGGCAAGTTCACCCGTTAGGTCGGTGTTGTCATCAAGTTCAACAACCTTTGATAAATCAACATCGTGTAGAGTTTGCATTAGTTGGTCATACTTTTCTTTTGTGATGTCTTCAAATGGAGCCTGAATATATGTTCCACCATCATAAGGAAGAACTGAAAGTCCATTGAAGTGTTCTTTATTTTCCCACATCCAATTACCGACCGCATTCCATTCGTGTTCACGGATAGATATCGTTGCCGAAATGTTGTGTGTGTTCATTCCATTCTTGTGACCTGGTTTTATCCAATTTTGATTGAACCACTTTACACGTTCAAGAAGTTGGAGTGGTGATTCTGTTCGCATAATCGCGTTAGATGGTGCCTTTTGTGGGACACCGATAACTGCGGTATCGTGTGGACGGAAGTATTCATCTTCTACCAATTCAGGGTGGTTGATTGCAAGGTGAGTATAGATTGCCTCGTTCTTACCAACACGAACACGACGGAGGTAGTAATCATTGTGCCAAGCGTGAATACCCGATGAACAACCAAGTGTCAGTGATGATGTTCCAGCTGGCTTGATTGTTGTGATACGAGCAGCTTTATTGATACCGAGGATTCCAGCGACTCGTTCGTTTTCTTCCTTTGCAACCTTTGTTGCTGCCTTTACATCCAACTTCTGAACTACACCTGAACCGATACCAGTCATACCAACTCCAAGAAGAGCATCCTTCTCTGTTGTTCTTTGCCAAATTGGACGAAGATAGTGGAAGTCTGTATAACCCGCTTGGAGTGTTCCGATGAATGTTGCCGCACGAACTCGGTCTTCTAAATCTTGTTGGTCTACCACGTCTGATACGTTTACTTCACAAAGATTACAGAATTGGAACGGACGGAGTGCAATTTCACAACAAGGGTTTGTTCCCCAATCTTTATCATTTGAAAGATAGATTCCTGGTTCACCTGCGTTTGAAAGTTCAATCTTCTTCCACAATTCCTTGAAGAACTCTTCACTTACTTTACTACGAAGTAATACCGCCGAGTTATTTGCACGTCCACGTTGAGGATTCAATTCCCACCAAGCACCAAACTTACAGGAAATCATCTCATCGTCATCGGCAGAGAAAAGTGAGATAAGAGCTGCACGACGAATACCACCGGCAAGAACTGCATCTGCAATATGACAAACAATATCGTGAACTTCAATTGGTGATAACTTGTCTCCGTCTTTCTTGAGGTCAAGGATAGAACGAATTTTCTCAACACAGATACGAAGTGGTTCTGCACCAGGAGCTTTACCGCCCGATGTTATAAGACGAGCACCCTTTGGACGGATGTCTGAATAATCAAAACGAAGTGATGAACCACTCGTGAAGTATGACTTTACAAGGGCTTTGATTGCATCAGCCCAACCTTCAATAGAGTCTGACACAAGGTATCTTCTTTCGCGGTCTGACTTTGGTTTCCGAATTTCAGGGAGTTTCTCAACGTGATGTTTCTGAACAGAATAACCTACACCTGTTCCACCGAGAAGAAGGAACATCACTTCACCGAAAGCACGCCAGTCATCAATAGGTAGATACGCACAGTTGTAGATACGGTTCGGTGAAATTTCAATTGGCTTACCGCCGAATTGAAGTGAACGCATTGAAGGAAGAACTTTCTTATCATAGACAAACTTATAGACATTTTCAATCTCGTCTTTTAGTTGTGGGTATTTCTTTTGGTGCATTTCTTTATTTCGTGTCACCAACTCTTCCCAAGTTTCCCGACGATTGAGTTCAGGTATGAAACGAGAATACTTCATATAAACCGTAATATCCGAAAGGATTCGGTTGCTAATATCCATAGTTGTCTCCGATTATTTTTTTTCTAAAAACGTTTATTTTTGATTCCAAAGTTGAATCGTATAGAGATAAGTATGAAGTTTGAAAGAAAAAATCGGTGATTTTCTGAATTATTTTTTTACCCATTTTTCCCCATCCCACCATTCAAAGTTAGGATAGTTTGCCTTGAAATTGAACTGTTCATACC